CCGGCGGGTTTGCCGCTGGAGCGATGACCGCGAACCCGGCCTGCTTGAGCATGGCAAGGTCGGTGATGCTGGCGTTCACAGACTTGCGTGAATCGCCCGAGGCATCCGGGTAGATCCTGATCTCGCAGGTCTTCTTGAAGTCATTCCCATCGTGCTGCCAGTAGCGTTCCTTGATGCGGCGGATCATGTCAGGCGTGTCGTAGCCGTCGATCAACTCATCTACTGCCCTGGGCAGCCCCTGGTCACGTTTGACGTGGGTGATTGCCGCCATCTTGCCGACGTTGAAGTCCATCCCGATGAACAGCGGCTCACCGGGCTGCACTGTGTCGAAGCACCCGTTGAGCTTGCGGTCGTAGGCCGTGTAGATCGTGCCGGAGGTCAGGTTGACGAACTGGCCCTTGAGGTACGCCATGATCAGCTGTGGCGGGTAAGACTCCATCAGGGATGCGATGTAGTCATCCGGCAGGTTCAACTCGTTGTCGAAAGTGCTGGCCTGCACCAGGCCGTACATCTCTTTGAGCGAAGGCTTGTCCCGCAACTGCTTCACGAACTGCAGGAAGACGAACTTGAAGCCTTCCGGTGTCGTGGTTACGTCCACCCCGTTCTTCAGCCCGGGCAGGTTGTAGCGCATCCGGGCAATGATCTTGCGCCAGGCCTGCTGCGCCTTGACGGCGGTCAGCACGTCCAGCTCATCCACCAGCGCTTGGCCGATCTTGAAGCCAACGATGGTCTGCGGCTTCTCCATCGACCGACAAATCACAGTGCCGCGGTACTGCCGGCCGCTGTAGATGTGAACCTCGTGGTTCGCCTGGTTGATCTTGGTCTTCAGTCCCCAGTCGTAGGCCACCTCATCCATGGTCGGATAGAAGATGTCCCGTATCTGCGGGTAGGTCGGCGCGAAGTACCCAGCGTTGACGCCGGGCCACTCCATAAAGTGCTTGCTCAGCGCCGAGCACCCCACCCAGGTCTTGCCTGAGCCGAACCCAGCAACGAACGCACGAAACTTGTGGGGTAGCGTGAGGAACTGAGCCTGCGGAACGTTAAGGCTCGGCATTCGGCTTCCTCGCATCTACCACGTCGACCTGGATACGGGTCGGGATCACCGGTTCGTCACCAGCCTCTTCCTTCCGTGCCCGGTTGACGTAGATGTCACCGGTTTCTTTCGCGGCCTGCTCCAGGATCTGCATGGCCAGGCCGATGTTCTTCATCGTCTCGGCCTTCTCCACGAAGCGGTTCATGGCTCGCAGGCGGAACGCGCGGTTGGCGATCGGGATCTCTGCCGTCTCTTCGCGGAACCGCTTGCGAGTGTCGTGAAAGAGGGTCTGCCACTTGAGCGCCAGGTGGGAGCCGGCGCGCTTTGTTGGGTCGTGCTGCTCAACCTGCTGCCGGGTTACGTCCACATCGAATTCTTGCTTCACCGCTTGTGAGACCTGGCTCGGAGTGTCGAAACACGCCAAAGCCTGAACGATGAAGCTCTTCACCTCATTTTTCAGGGCTGCCATAAGTTAGATTCCGTCTCACGCCTGTCTTACATCAGGCCAACTTGAGCAGACAGGTTCCGCAGGCCCTCGCAATATTCAATTTCCCCACCTCGGCAGGACTGTTTGCAGCATCCACCAACGCTTGAACGTCAGGGCTCGCACCATAGCGGCGAACGACACCGACGAACTCTTCAACGTCATGGCCCTGCAGCTTGATCTTCGGTGCGCCGTCTTGGGTGAATGCTGGTTGACCGTACTTGTCGGTCGCGTGAGCCAGGTGATACAGCTCGTGTTCCAGGAGCGCGCAGAACTCAAGGTCGCTGCACTGGGCGCAGTAGTCGGCTGCCAGGGTGATGATGAAGGCCGGCACATCGCCGAACCAATCACGCATCTGCTGCTCCATCCGTGCTTTCTGCCAGCCGCCGGCGCGGAACGCTACCTGTTCGGCCTGGCCCAGGACTGTTCTGCCCTGCTTCTCGAATGCTGACGAGGCCCACATGATCCGGATGTCTGCATCCAGTAGGTGGGCATGGTCTTCGTTGTGAATGGTGCCGGTGTCGTCGAGGATCTCGGCCTGGAGCCATTCCCATACTTCGGGCGCAGGAGTCAGGCGGATACCGAAGTCGGAGAGGTCGGCCATCTCAAGCAGTGACGCTGGGGGTATTGGCCTATCCATTGGTCGTCCTCAGTCGCCGGTGTCCAGCAGCACATCAATCAGCTTCTGCTCACCCAGGCGCATGGCACCCAGGCATTGCAGGTCGTCACACTTGGGGCCGAGACCGAACACGGTAACTTCTCCCTTCGCGCCGATCAGGGTCAAGGCGCCTACAGTGCACTCGGGATGCTCGCCTGCGTCCAGGTCATCGGCAATCTTGCGCAGGGTCTTGGCGGCGTCGCGCCAGTCTTCTCGCTTGAACTCCAGAACCTTGATGGTCATTTGGTCACCTGCTGAAGCCACTCTTCAATGATCCGCTTCACCACGGGCTCAGTGAGGATTGAGGACGGCTTGTCGCCGGCGATGACTGATTGCACCAGGGCGCGTGGGATTACGTGGGCACCATCACTGGCTACCACCATCAGGTGCGGGCGCTGGTCAGCGATGTCGTGGATGGTGGCCGTCATTGCGTCACCATCTGGTGTGTCTGTGCGTGGGCATGTCCGTGCAACTCGGCGACGATCAAGCCCTGGGGCAGCCCGGAAGCCTTGGCCGCATCGATCGCCTTGGCAATGGCGCTATCCAGATCAGTCAGGGCCTTGTTGATGTCCTGGCTCATCGTCAGCGCGTGGCGCAGGCGGGTGATGTTGCTCATCTGCAAAACCTCGCGCCACGATTCGGCGCATTCGAAAACGTGGCGCGAATTACTTGCTCCGGCGCTCGATACCGCCCGGCGCCTTGTCACAGTGCAGGCAGTGCTCGCAGTTCAGTGTCCGACACAGCCAGACCTTCACTCGCTGCCAGTAGGTGACCATGAAGATGTGGCGGGCACCGGCAAGGGCCAGAGCGACATGCAGCGTCAGGCCCGCGGTGGTCGGGCCGAAGAAGATGTTCTGACTGCGCACCATCACAACAAAACCGGTGATGGCGATAGTCGAGTAGATCAGCTTGCCAAGGATGCCGTCCCTCACCTTCCCGCTCAGTACGCACCATGTGGCCCAGGCGGCGATGAGGCCGCAGGCGATGGAGTTGATAAGTTCGAAATTCATGGTGGATTGCCTCCCCCGAACCGCTGGCGAATAAGCGCCCAGAGGTCAGCGGATTTGATGGCTCGATTGATGGCCGCCAGGAGCGAGCCGCCGAATGCGCCCAGCAGGAAGCCGATACCGGCGACGATCTTCGGCTCCGTAACGCCCAGGTAGGTGCTGACCATGCTCGTCAAATAGATCGAGCAGGCCATGCCGGTGATCAAGAAGACCATCCAGGCGCGCCAGTCGGACAAGTCGTCCTTGTGCCACCAGCTCGCAACAACAGCCCCAATCAGGCCCGCAATCAGCAATTCGAACCTGTCGATCTTGTCGAGCAGGCGCTGTAGGTACTCCATGCGCTCGACTCCGTGGGGCATGTTTGAAATAGGTCAGCCCCAGCAGCACTCCCAGCTCGGAGCAATGGGTGTGGAGGAGCCGAAAACGAAAAGGCCCCGATCAATGTCGAGGCCCTGAATAGGTGCGCGGTCTTTCCCGCCGTCAGCCGAAGACAATCCCAGCGTCGACGCCCCAATGCATCGATCTCGCTGATCCGGTCTCGCGCCGCTCTGGAAGTCAGGTGCGAACAGAGCGCGTGGGCTGCCGGTGTTTTTCCGTAGCGCTGCACTACCGGCTTATCAGCGTCCAGGCCTTCCGTGAGGCTGCCCTGGTTACAGGTGAAACTACAGATTCTTTTTGTGGATCCGCCAACCCATGGCGACACCGGGATGCAAATACTCGCCGGTGCGTGGATGGCGCGAGAAGTCGGTCTCGCCAACTTGGCGTGCGACCGCCTCCCATGCCGTTCTGGCGCGCTCCAGCAGATTGCTTTTGGCTTTCAGCTTCACGCGCACCTCCAGAAGGATGAATTCGAGGAAATAAAAAAACCCGGCTCGAAAGCAGGGTTTTGGTGTTCTTTTGTTTGGTTTAGATGTTCTTGAGGCTGCCTATTAGCGCTTTCTTCGCGCCGCTTCTCGGCAGGCCCTGAGCGTCCCAGTGGTAGCCCTCAGGTATGAACCTGCACACTACGTCACGAATCCCCAGCTGGTCCCGCAGAACCTTGCTGACGCCAAGCCTTACGGCCAATGCTTTGGCTTCGTCGTAGTCGAACCACTCGCCCCTGACATGATGCTCCTGAAGCTCGCGATGCATTAGCGCCTCGGACTTCACGTCGCCAGCAAACACCGCCAAAACCATAAGTTTTTTCGGAGAGCCCACCTGCATATTGACCATGCGGCTGCTCAGTTCTGATGCATACCCAACCTTGATGTAAGGCTCGCCCTCAATACCAACCATGTACACGACATTGAGGCCCACCCAAGAGGGCGGCCTTGATTTCGGCTTTGGCTGGTGAGCGGCGCAGTGATTGGTCATCTTGACCGTGTCCCGATAGCATCTCGATCGCAGACAGATACCAGGGAGGGAGCTTGTATCGGTAGGTACGACAGTGCGTAAGGTCTGCAAAGTATCTCCAGATACTCAATGTCGCTCGTGCACATTACCTCAACGCGCAAGAACGACAGGATGAATAAATAGTCTCTCATTCTCTCAGTTTTTGCAATGGCTATTCGCTATGCCGCGCAACTTTCGATCAGGTCCTCTGCTTCCATGATTTCGTGGGCTGCGGCCAGCGCCTCGTTCACCTGGTCATCCAGCGTCTTGCGGATCGTTGAGCGCCAACGGTACCGGGTCGACTCAGGCTTGCCGTCGTTGTCCCAGTTGGTGATGTCGTACCACGCTGCCGGGAGCACTGCCGCAGATCGCTTGCCGTCGGTGCCCGCCACCTGGGGAATGGCCCAGGTCAGAATCGCGCATTCGCGGAACCGCTTCGGTGCTGGCGACTTGACCGAGTTCAGCAGTTCGAGGATGGCGCCGTGCTTGCGTTCGTCGTGAGTTGAATACTTCGCCACCAGCGCCCGCCAGTGGGCAGCAGACAGCGACTTGTGCAGCCTGCCGAACACCCAGCAGTCGGTGAGGAATGCAGCCTCCTTGCCGACGATCTCCCCCTTCTGCTTGGCGCACTGCACCTTTGGTTCGAAATCACAACCGCCGGCGGAGTTAATGGTTTCGGCGGCGAGCGCCCGGACAACTGCGGATACCACGTTGCGATAAGTCATGCCGCTCTCCCCTTCAGCTCTCTGGTCTTTGCCCGGTACTCGGCGGTCATCGCCTTCAATTCTTCGATGGTGTACTTCTTGGCCTCATGAGGGCCTTCCAGCCACTCGACCGCCTCGATGCCAATCTTCTTGATCAGGCCAGGCCGATACCCCAGCAGGTTCCCGGACTTGCCCATGTTGCAATTGCGATTGCACTGAAGGTTCACGTTGAGTGGTTCGAAGCGCAGTTCTGGGGCGGCTGCAGTTGTCCTGTAGTGGCCCGCGCAGTACTGAACGTCAGCCGTGGTCCCGCAGCTAATGCAGGGCTGTCCCGAGTCACGCGCCCGTATCCAGGCGTTGAATGCGTGCTGGGTGTCCTTGAGGTGATCCGCCCGGGACTTCAGCTTCTCCTTGCGGACCTTTATCTCCCGGCGCTTTACTTCTGCCAGGGCTTTCCCGGCGATCGCCCGGCCTTTCTCGGACTTCCCGTGCGCGATGGCGCACTCGATCTCCCCACATACCGCCTGCGAGTCTCTGGAGGGCGTGAACATCACTCGGCACTCAGGGCAGCGTTTGCGGCGCGGGCCACCGGATGTAAGCGGGGTCTTGCGTTGCAGTGGGGTGCGCCTCATGCGGCCTCCTTTGGCGGGAATACCGTCCACTCACCAATGCCCGACCAAATGCCGTGCTTATGTGTCAGCCTGTCAGGCGAATCACTCAGGCCGCCGACGAATGTCCAGAAAAACAACGGAATCCACGACAATCCTGCTCGCCCCTCGAGGCCGTGCGTGCGGATGATCGCTTTCGTCCATCGGCAAACACTGGATGCGCGACCGACTGCGATAGCGATCCGAGTAATCGCTTTACCGATTGCCCATGCCAGCCTTATCAGCACAACCCAGCCGATTGCGTAAACGATCACATCGAACCAAGTAATCACAGGACCACCTCCCGCGACTTCTGTTGCTCGGGCGTTCCGATGCCTTGTAGCAGCTCTTTGAACGACAGCTCGCCGGGCTGGTGCTTCTTCCGCAAAGCCCCCTCATACCAAAGAGCAGTCGCCGCATTGCCGTCCCCGTCCTGAAGAATCAGTCTGGCGCCGTCGAGGAAGTACCCGAGGATTTCTGGTCGAAGAAACTGGCCAAACTCTGGGTCTTGGTACGCCTCGTGTGCGTGGATGCAATGGGTAACGCTGTATTCCCCGTTGAGGTGCGGATAATCAAGGCACTGGAGAATCACAACTTCGCCAACACTGAATTTGAACTGGCTCATGCGGCCTCCCACTGCTCTGGCATCTGGCCCTTGGGCTCACTCCAGATCACGCCCTTCTCAGCGCCGAATGCGTACATGCACTCGATCACGTCGCCCAGCTCGGCCACTGTCATGCGCTTGGTGCTTTCGCCCAGCATGACCACGCCGCCGTTGATGCCCTGGGCCATGCGGATTTCCTGGCGCGCCGCGGCAGTCATCAGCGCCTTCCAGTCCTCGCTGTCGAGCTTCTGCATCACGCCATTTACTGGCCATTCAACCTGGCGGGAGATGTCGCCCAGCATTGCCCAGAGCTTGGCGTTCTGCTCCAAGGTGCGGCGGGACTTCACCGGGCGGACGATCACCTCGACGGCTCCAGCGGCGGACAGCTCGGTGGCGAACAGGTAGGCGAGACGCAGGACTTCACGAACTCGCGCAGGGCCAGCCGACCAGAAGTGGCGAGGCTTGTGGATGATGTTGGTCATGGCCATACCCTCCGCGAGACAAAAAGGATGGTGCCAGCAATAGCCAAAGCGCCAATCGCATATCCGTCATGCTCAGAAAAACCAAGCGCGCCGCCGACTGCCGAGAATCCAAGACCGATAAACGCAACTGAACGCCTCATGACTGCTCTCCGTGGCCCAGGGCTGAAAGGATGTCGTGTAGATAACCTGTCGCCACACTTGGCTGCTTTCCTGCGGAATCGCACAGCTTCTGCACGAAAGCTGTAGCGCTATGCAGGCGATCGGCATCCTTACGCAGCGCCTCCACCTCAGCCTTCAGCTCAGCATTCACCCGCTCGTAGGCTTCGTAGCCGGTCTTGAGGCCTGCTACTTCGGCTCGGAGTTGATCGCGCTCTGCGATCAGGTCGGCGCAGTCGCCGCGCAGTGAGCGGATAGCGCGCATGTGTGAGTCTTCTGGCCAGCATCCGCCATGCGGCGAGCACATGCCCGGCGTCTGGCAGCGGGTCATGGATTTACGGCAGATAAGGTCGCTCATAGCCGCCGCACTCCCTTCGGCTCGATCCTGGCAAGGCGTTCGCGCAGGCTGTTGATCTCGTCCTGATACTGGTCGACAAGGGTTGTCAGGTCGTTGAAGTTGACCCAGTGGCCATGTTTGTCCGGGACGCGGATGACACTGCCCTTCTCATCTTCGCCGCCGCGCCAGAAGTTGAAGCGCGGAAGATCGTGGGCTTTGTCCCAGAGGTCGAAGCCTTCACGCGTTTTGATATCTCTCATGCCCGCTTCTCCCCTGCTTCTGCGATCACTGCCATGCGCTCCATGCGCTCAGCGGCCTGGCTGGCCAGATTCATGCCGTCCGCCTCATCCACCACCGGCATGCACACGAAACGGATTCCGTGCTTGACCAGGGTGTTGGCCACCTCAAGGGATTGGCGTAGCTGGGCTGGGTTTGCTCGTTTCATGGTCGTGACTCCAGTTCCTGGGCCTGGCGGATCAGCAGCGCCCGGCGATCTGCCAATTCGTTGGCTGCTTCAATCCGCATTTCGAGCTTCCGTTCTTCGCTGGCCCTGCGCATTTCCAGCATCGAGTTCTTCACGATCTCGAGCTTTGCGCGCAGCACCGGCTTTGGCTGAGTGACGGCGCCGGTGAGCAATCCAGCAATGGCGCGGCCGTCCTCGGTGACCGAGGCAACGCTCAGGTCAGCCAGGTACTTCTGGCCTTGCTCGCGGGGGATTCGCTTCAGCTCCATTGCCTTGGTTACCGCCTGGATTCTGCGGTTGGCGTCAAAGCCCACAGAGACGTGCCAGTTGACAGGCTTGGCATCCTCTCGGGATTGGCCGACAAACCGCTCATACGCGCTGATGAAGGCCATCCTGGCGCCAATCTTGTCCCCGGCATCGAGCACAGGTTTCGCAGCGGCCAGGGCCAACTGAATTTCGTCGGTAAGCACCACGGTCTCAAACTCATCGTTCGTGGTCATGGCGATAGCCCAAGCTTCGTCCTTGCCAGGGCGGCCATCCTCGGCTTGGATGCGCTGCATGATCGCGCCGAGGGTGAACTTCCCTGTCAGCTCTCGACGGCAAGATTGCAGCGCCTTGCGGATGTCTTGCGGCGGGAATACGGATAAGTCTTCGGCCATCAGCTTGGCAGCGGTCGCGCTGATGGTCTGACCCAACGTCTCGGCCGTTGCGCAAATGCCAGCGGCCAGTTCAGCAAGGTTTTCAGAGGAAAGCATTGCGTTTCTCCCCGTCGAGAATGAGCCGGGCGGCTTCCTGCGCGGCGTTCATGTTGGCTTGGGTGTCTTCGATCTGGCGGGCGGTGCGGGAATTCATCTGGCGGCCGGTGGCCCACTGGGTGTGGTAAGCCTCGGCCTTGGCGATCAGGTTGTTCAGGCTGTGGCAGTCGTTGACGATGCGGGCGTCATTGATCGTGAGGTAGTACGCGGCCACGCTATGGGCAACGTCGACACCCAGGCGGTCAACCAGCTTGCCGAGGATTCCGCCGGCGGCTGCATTCCACACCGGCCAGCACTGATACCGCTTGCGGTAAGCCATGGCATAGTTCGCCCAGGCCTTGAACGTTTTGCAGGTCCGGTCTTTTGGCCCCGGCATGTCGGCAGGAATCTCGACGCGGGGCGCTTCGGGCTGATCCACCACCAGCACCAGCATGCCGGACTGGGTCGGCTTGTCCGAGCCTTCCGGAAAGCTGTGACTGGTATCCTGATTGGTATCCTGATTACTGGTATCTTGATTTGTCGGAGATTTTTCCGACCCTTGCTCGGATTTTTTTCCGACCTTGCTCGGAGATTTTTCCGAGGTAGATCGGAGATTTTTCCGACCCTTTGAGGTTGGCGAGGTCGGATATTTTTCCGACCCGTCTTCTTTCTTGTTCCACTCGGCTGCCTTTTTGGTCAGGCGGAAAAGCGTGATGTTCGCTGTGCTGGACAGGTCAATTAAACCGGCCTCCTCAAGCGCTTTCAGCATGCGGTAAGCGGTGTCCGGTTTGTCGGTCAGCAGAGGCAACTCTTCTACGATCTTCGCTTTGCTGAGCGCAAAGAAAATGCCGTTTTCGGTTTTTACTGGAGTAGTCCAGCTTGGGCACGAGTAGACGAAAGCGAACAAGAGCGCTTGCTGGGAGTTCAGGCCCCACTCAAGCGACTTAACCTGATTGATAGATAGCGTGAACTGCATGTCAGGCCTCCACCGCGCTAGCGATATCTGAGAGGCCTTGCAGCACCGGAAGAATGGCGGAAAGTCTCGCCTGAATGGTCGCGTCTGCCTCGATCAGGTCAGATAGAAACTGACCGGCAAAGCTAGGCACGCCAACCTCGCTGCGTTCGACGTAGCGGCCTATAAGCTCCACCTGAGTGATCACGCTGAGGATGAGATCGGATGCGCGAGCCTGCTCTTTAGGCGGCGCCTTGGCAGCCTTGGAGGCCTGCTGAATCGACTTCTTGTCTCCGGCAGCAACAGATGCCTGCTGATCCTTTGGCAGCACCAGCAGAGCCACGGCGCCAGATACCGAAGCGCGCCCCTCATCCATTGCCTGAACAAGCTCAGGGGCGGCCTCGTTAGCGACACGCTTGGCCTGCTCGTAGGTTTTTCCGTTGCCAAAACCGGCTGCTTTGGCTGCAATATCACGAGTGTCACCTTTAGGGTCCGGAAAATTTTCCGGACCCTCTGAGTGCTGGTTTGCTCCAAGGCGGCTACCCAGCTCTCGCTCAATAGCCTCTCCGATAGCAACGCGCTCGGACGGGGTGAAGTCCTTGCGGAACTCATTTTCGGCCAGCTCGCCTTGCAAGATTGAATCGAGGTGAACGGTGCGGACTGGAATCTTTTCCCAGCCGAGGGATAGGCAGGCACGCAGGCGGCGCTCACCAAAAACGAGGCGATACCCGGAGTCGATGCCGATTGGCTGCAAGAGCCCAATCTCTGAAATGCTTGCGGCCAGGCTTTCAATGTCGCCGAAGTCCTTGCGGAATCGATTCGCGACCTTGATCAGGGATGCCTGGCACTGAATGATTTGATCGGCCATTTTTTGACAGGGGACGGTTTCCCGCCCCCATCCTATTTAAATGAAGGTCGGGAAGGTGTCGTCGACTCGCATAACGTTGGTGGCGTGCTTGATAGGCTTGCCACGCAGCTCTGCGTTCCAGGTGCGAATCAGGGCGCCAATGACTTGGCTGCGGTGGATCGGGCGACGGTCAACAGATGCGGCAAAGCAGCGATTCCGCAGATACAGCAGGTTGTCGTTGACGCCCTCAACGGCCCCCACCATGAATCGCTCAAGGAATCGCTCAGCCAAGGGCTGGTTGCGCTGGCTTGCGTAGAAATAGAACATCGCCGCAATGGATCGTGGGACGGGAGATTGCCGAGGAAGGGTTTGACCGTATTCCGCGGCAGCGATCAGGAGCGGGTTGCGCTTAACGAACTCAAGAACATCAGTCTTCTCTGCTTTACCGGGAAAACCAAACTGCTCTTTCTCGTAATCAATGACCCATGTGGTGGCAGTCGCCAGCATCTTGCAGGTCTCAACAGGGAGGCCCAGCTGAACGAATAACACATCCGACTTCTGACGACCTTTGCCGCTGTCGAGTACGTCGAAAATGCTTTCGTCAAACCCTCGCATTACGACGCAAGTGACGGTGACACCAGATTGAAGAATGGCATGCAGGCGGTGCTGACCATCCAGCAGGCTGCCACCCTTTGAAAATCGGATGGGGTCGCCGGTCATCTTCCAGCCACCATCCCGGATCGCTTTTTCGAGCTTCGCGACATGCGCCATGCTTGCCGCACGATTTCCGGTGTTCCGCTCAAGCCAGGTACGAGCGGTCTCAGGCGTCACCTGCTCGACGGTAATTGCTGGACCGTTTACGCTGATGGCGTTTTGGGTTAAATTGCTCATGTAGATTTTCCTTTTGTTACGCAATCAGCCAGGCCGCGAACCTGGCTTTTTTGCGCCCGCGATTTGCGGTTGGGGTTTTGCGCCACGTTTTCAGCATTAGCAAAACGTGGCGCGGGATTTGTGGG